AAGCGACGGCACTAAGGCACTATAAAGAGTGGAACCCAGATGCGTTTATTGTGGAAAAGAAAGCAGCGGGTAGCCCGTTAATTCAGGAGTTACGTCGCATTGGCATACCAGTACAAGAGTTCACACCATCACGGGGTAACGATAAAATGGTGCGTTTGAATGCGGTTGCTGATTTGTTCACGAGTGGCAAAGTGTGGGCGCCAGATACACGCTGGGCACGTGAAGTGATTGAGGAAGTTGCATCGTTTCCAGTTGGCGAACATGATGACTTCGTGGATACTACAACCCAGGCGCTTTTGCGTTATAGACAAGGCGGGTTCATAAGCCTTGATACAGACGAGAAAGACGACGATCTTTTATATAAATACCGCAGAAAAGCGGCGTACTATTAGGAAAAATCATGAGCATAGAAAAATCACTATACGCAGCCCCAGAGGGACTTGCCGGATTAAATCAAGAACCCGATATTGAGATCGAGATCGAGGATCCAGAATCAGTAAAGCTAAGCATTGAAGGAGAAGAGATCCTTGAGATGCGTCAAGGCGAAGGCGCCGAAGACTTTAATGAGAACCTTGCTGACGTACTAGATGAGGGCACGATTCAATCTTTAGCAGGCGATTTGGCTGAGGATATTAGTAACGACCTAGCCTCCCGCAAAGACTGGGAGCAGATGTACAAAGACGGTATTACGTTATTGGGTTTGAAGTTCGAGGAAAGAACAGAGCCATGGGACGGCGCATGCGGTGTGTTTCACCCGATGATTACAGAAGCGGTGGTGCGGTTCCAGTCAGACACCATCATGGAGACTTTTCCGGCAAGGGGCCCTGTACGTACACAGATAGTTGGTAAAGAAACGCCAGAGAAAAAAGAAGCGGCGACTCGTGTTGAAGAGGACATGAACTACCAGCTTACGGAGAAAATGCCTGAGTACCGCCCTGAGCACGAGAAGATGTTGTGGAACCTACCGTCAGCCGGATCCGCCTTCAAAAAAGTTTATTACGACCCAAGCCTAGAGCGCCAAGTATCCATATTTATCCCAGCAGAAGATGTGATCCTGCCATACGGCGTCTCCGAAATTAACACCTGCCATCGCATTACCCACGTAATGCGCAAGAACAAGAACGACCTGTTAAAGCTCATGAATGCAGGGTTTTATCGGGACGTTGAGCTAGGCGAGCCTAGCCGGTTCACAAGCGATATTCAAGAACGCAAGGACAAAGAGACTGGGTTCTCGGCATCCTACGACGACCGCTTTGAGATTTATGAGTCGCACGTTGACTTGGATATTCCTGGCTACGAAGACAAAGATAAAGACGGCGAGCCTACAGGTATTGCTCTGCCATATGTCGTAACGATGATCCGTGGCACGGACGAGGTCTTGGCGATTCGCCGTAATTGGAAAGAAGAAGATCCACTGAAGTTAAAGCGTCACCACTTCGTGCACTACCAGTACATCCCTGGATATGGGGCATATGGCTTTGGTTTGTTCCACCTGATCGGTGGTTATGCAAAGTCAGCAACATCCATAATGAGGCAGCTCGTAGATGCAGGTACGCTGTCAAACCTGCCCGGTGGTCTAAAAGCCAGAGGACTACGCATCAAGGGTGATGACACGCCAATTAGTCCGGGAGAGTTCCGTGACGTAGATCTGGGTAGTGGCAATATTCGGGACAACATCCTGCCCCTGCCGTATAAAGAGCCTTCGATGGTTCTGTCGGGGTTAATGGACAAGATCGTTGAGGAAGGCAGACGTTTTGCGGCTACTTCGGATATGAAGATTGCCGATATGTCTAACCAAGCGCCGGTAGGAACCACACTGGCAATATTGGAAAGAACGCTTAAGGTAATGTCGGCTGTCCAAGCCCGTGTACACTATTCGATGAAGCAAGAATTGCAGCTTTTGGCTGCGATTATTAGAGACTACACCGATGACGAATACACCTACGAGCCAGAAGACGGAACGGCGCGTGCGAAGAAGGCGGACTATAGCAATGTTGAAGTGCTTCCCGTCTCAGACCCAAATGCGGCTACCCTTTCCCAAAGAGTCGTTCAGTACCAAGCTGTTATTCAATTGGCGCAGATGGCTCCACAGATTTACAATCTGCCAGTTTTACATCGTCAGATGCTGGAAGTGCTTGGTATTAAGCATGCGAGTAAGCTGGTGCCGTTGGAAGAAGACCAGAAACCAAAAGACCCAGTAACAGAGAATCAGAACGTTCTTAAGGGTAAACCCTTAAAGGCATTCTCGTACCAAGACCACGAAGCACATATCAAGGTACACCAGATGGCGATGCAAGATCCCATCGTACAGCAACTTATTGGTCAGAACCCCATGGCGCAGGTTATACAGTCAGCCATGCAGGCACACATCGCCGAGCACGTGGGTTATGCGTATAGAAACAAAATAGAACTAGCCCTCGGCGTTGCACTGCCTAGCTCAGAAGATGAGCTCCCAGATGAGATGGAGAAAGAGATCAGCCGCCTCATGGCAGAAGCCGCACCGCAGGTGTTGGCAGAGTCCCAAGCAATGGCTGCTCAACAGCAAGCCCAGCAAAACGCACAAGACCCAGTCCTACAGATGCAGATGCAAGAACTTGAGCTTAAGAAGCAAGAGTTGCAGCTCAAAGCCCAGAAACTACAGGTGGATGGGGCTGCCAAGATGGACGAGCTAGCCATGAAGAAGCAGGAAATCGAGGCTAAAGCACAGCTTGACATGGTGAAAATCAGCCAAGATATGACCAAGAATCGTGAAAATATGCAGTTAAAACAACAACTTGAAATGATGAAAAAAACGAAGGAGTAATGCATGCAATTAGAAACGATGAGTTTTGCCCAAGCGCTAAGAGAGAAAATTCGCTCGGACATGAACAACTTTACAGACGACATGGCTAGTGGACAGTGCATTGACCATGCGTCGTATAAGGAACTTTGCGGGGTGATTCGAGGTCTAGCCTACGCAGAGCGGCATTTAATTGACCTCGCTGACAACATAGAGAAGGCTAACGATGAGTGAAGCTATAGCAGTTCCGGAGAATGAATTAATCCTGCCGCCGGGTGTAAAAGCCCCAGAAGTGGATTCAGAGTACGAATCAGCAGAAGTTAAGGCAAAAGCGCTACCAGAGCCAAAAGGCTGGCGGTTGCTGTGTGCTTTGATTGACCCTGACGATACTTATGAAAGTGGTCTTGTAAAAGCCGATGCGACCAAGCAGGTTGAGGAGTTAACCTCCCCAGTGTTGTTTGTCATCAAAATCGGACCCACCGCATATGATCCAGATAAGTTCCCAGAAGGGGCTTGGTGTAAGGAAGGCGACTTCGTTATTACCCGTCCGTATACAGGTACACGGATCAAAATCCACGGCAAAGAGTTCCGCTTGATTAATGATGATCAAGTAGAAGCAACAGTCGAAGACCCACGCGGAATTTCCCGCGTTTAACAGGAGAAAAATATGCCAGATAATGATGAATTTAAGTTTCCTCACGAAGCAGAGGAAGAGGCGCAAGCCGACACCGAAATTGATATTGATGTATCGGCGGAATCCGATGTAGACATTGAAATTGAGGACGATACCCCTGAAATTGACCGCAAAGCCAAGCCGCTAGAGCGGGAAGTTGAAGACCCAACGGATGAAGAAATTGAGTCTTATACCAAGGGGGCACAGGCACGGATCAAAGAACTCACCCACGCACGTCACGACGAAAGACGGGCTAAAGAAGAAGCCCTACGGGAGAAACAAGAGCTAGAGCGCATGACGCAACAGATCTTGGATGAGAACCGCAGGCTCAAAGAGTATGTAAAAACAGGCGAAACGACATATCAGGAAACGCTACAGGCTAAAGCTGAAGCAGAGATGGAGATGGCGAGACGCAAGTTTAAAGAAGCACAGGAGTCTTACGACTCTGATGCCATGCTTGAAGCCCAAGAAAATCTGACTGATGCAAAGATGAAACTTGAAAGTGCAAAAAATTTCAAGCCTACCCCTTTACAAAATAATCAAGATGATGTACAAAGATACCAAACGGCTCCCGAAGCCCC